CTTTGGTATACGTTTTACCGGGAATGATGTCTTTTCCGGTGTGTCCGTGACATACAGTCCATACGCCAACGATATCTTCGTATGGTATGTAGCTGACACCTTCCAGGCCATCGTCACCACTCGGACCAGTGATGAGCACAGACGCTATGGCAACAGCCCCACCACCAATAGCAGCAGCAACAGCCTTGCGTAATGATGGCGACATTATTCACCTCTCGCAGCCTTACGCTTATCTTCTTTAATCTTGAAATAAAGGTTTGTCAGATACGTCAGCAAGCCAAACACCAGGCTACCCAATACGCCTATTGCCACCCACTGGGATGGGGAGACTTTGTCCAGCAACTGCAGTAGCCAGTATCCCGTCCCCACCGCTGACGTGGTGTATGACACACCTGTTGTGATTTTTTCCATCTGGTACATACCCCGTCTCCCGTTATCCGGAAGCTGACAACAATAAAAAAGCCACCAGTTAATTCCTGATGGCCCTGATGCATAAACGTCATAATACCTGACTGTTATGATTGACAATAATGATAATGTTTATATAGAAAGGTTCCCGATGTGTGTTACATATCATTTCTCCACGGGGAATATCCCCACGCCAGCGCAGACTCTTTTACCCGTTCTCTTCTGCGCTGGCTCTTTTTTATTATGCTGCTGCATTTACCTCTGGCACCATGCTTTCTATCTCAACACAATACGTGGTACTTCTTGTAACCAATATCATAACGATTAATCGACATAGAATTTCTCCCGTGTACAGGAACAGAGTTAAAAAGCCGGAACCGGAATCAAATCACAGGATGACCATCTGCCAGTGGCAGGTCATAAAAAAAAGGCCGCGCCATGCGCAGCCAGAACTCACAAGGAAAATGATAGAAGGAAATAACATTAGTGATGTACGCATGGCGCCTCCCGCTAAGTTCTGCAATGATCAAACAGAACTCGCTACGTGCCCTTAAAACTCGATCATTTAGCCCCTCCAAGGAGGATTCACCATGCGGTTGATTTTTTAATAAACAGTAAACAAAAAAGTCAAGAATTATTCATTCTGTTCTTTCATCATCGGCCACAGCAATACCACAATGCCGCAGACCAGAGCGCCATCAGTCAGTACCAACATTATCCTGCTGGTGAAATCCATCATCACCATCACTAAAAGCAGGATCACAACAGCAAGCAGACACAGTTTATAAAACAATGTTCAGAAAACGCATTCAGCATGCCTAAGGTTCTATTCCTACGAATAGCCAACTTGCAACTTAAAATATTATTTATGCAGCCAATTAAATTCTGGTCCTTACAATATCAACCTGAAGATTCTTATCTTGTGCTGATTGATAAATGACAAACCTTTTACTACCTGCATTGAAAGAAGTAGACAAAACCAGACAATTATCATAACGAGCAAGAACATAATACCAACCATCATTATAATTAATCATTTCATATTCTTTCTTAAACTGTGGTTTGTAATATCCTGTCAGAAATGAAAAAAGCCAAAAATATGCCACAAAAGCAATCATCACAATCTCAAAAAAATGTTTTTTTATAAATGGCTTATCATAGAAGCATGATACCGATAAAAATCGCCCATAAGATCTTATCGAAATTGTAACCGCCAGCGCAATCGCTGCTGACAGTAGCAAAAGAGGTACCTGAATCTTCTGTCTCAATATAGAAAACTCAATAATTGCCGGCACAAACAATAATTCCACAGCAAAATAAAGGCGAAATACATTTAGCTCTTGCATAGAATGTTTTCTTTTCACTGCGAAAAAGAATACAACACCAATACCCCAACCGATAAGAAATATAGCAATGACGATAACTGCAAAAAATAAACTTCTGGCAACATCATCAACACCTGCACCTACAATCCACCATGGGAAGCCGTAGTAAAAAGAAGTACCCCATCCATAGAAATAAGCACTCCCCCATCCAAGGCATCCCATGTAGGCAATAAAAAGTGAAGAACTCCTGAGCAGCGCACCATCCTTCATAACCACCCCAATACAAGATGATAACATTGGCTTACAACTCATAACAAAAGCAATTCAATGCCGTCAAGAGGTTACAGGCTAAAAAAACTCTATTACATAGCAGCCAGCATGTTTACCGTACAAGTACAACTCAGGGCATAAAAAAAACCCACTCGGCAGCGGGTTTATACATTTTTTACAACATACCAAATTTGCATGAAGTATATGGCTTTTAATCCAGTTTTGCAATATTTTGCTGTAAAAATGCTGCCTTTTGTTTTGAACGTGTTCTCGTCACAAGCAATAAAGCATCACTATCAAGCTGTAGAAAAATGTGCTTCATTGCAACCCAGCGTTCAGTAAATGTCTCGGACCAGTTTTTTGTTGTCACTCCCACCAATGATGCCAGTGTCTGGTATTCATAGGCCTCACGCCCTGCAAGTTCGCTCTTCACATCCTGTGCAGCCAGCCAGATTAACGTCTTCAGGCGATCCAGTGTCTTACCTGCAATTTTTCTGTTACTTAACAAATCTTTAAACTCGCTCCATGCCCATTGCGTTATGGTGACCTGATGCCCCCATCGAACGCTTTCGCTGTAACACCAAAGCAACCATGCTTTCTGATGTTCATCGAGAGACAAAACCGCGCGGCGCCATGAAGAGGTTGAGAATTCAACCGGGCTGACCAAAGCAATGGATGAACCTTTTGCGTACGACTGCTTACCGGAAGTCGGCGTATTATCCAGCGTAATCATCTTGCCAGTTACCACATCCAGAATGCGCGGCTTCTTTCGTTTGTATGTACCAGTATCAAATTGTGCATGCTCCTGCCAGGCTTCGAGCTGGCCTTTCGTTGCTCCGTTCAAGTCAGCAGTAGCTGCCATAAGTTGCTCACGAACATACTGTAAATATTGGGTATTCATGCAGTAAATCCTTTCTATATTTTGGCATAATTCTTCAACATTCGGTAATCGTTCAAAACCGAATCGGGGAAACGACATAAGCACAGGAGCCCCCAGCGACAGCGAAGGAGTTCTGATATATAAGACTCAGACATCATTCATTCCCCGGTTCTCCAATATCTGTTTCACTCATCATCCATAACTACCTGTAATTGCCCCCCCTTTTTTTGTAACAGTTCTTATATTGCTATATAGAATAGCCATTACTAATGCTTTTAAATTTAATAAAATAAAAATTATAAAAAACATAAAACACCACGCAAACACACTTAATAAAAACACCATTACATTAAAAGATAATAAAAACCGCAATAAAAAACGAATAAATCAATTGTCTCACGCAATTATAAAACATCATATTGATTACGCACCTTGTATTACAAACTCATGTATGTAAAATACGCGCACCATTCAAAAAAAAGGAAGACAATAACATATGAAAAAAAGTGTCATCGCTGGCGTCTTTATTGCTCTGTCATTTACCACGTGTTCAGCTATCGCGAACAGCCTTGCATTATCATTAGCAAATGATGATGCAGGGAAGTTTCAACCAATACTTAATGATATTTATGGCAATAAACATGAAAACAGAGATGATTACTCACAAGGCTTATTTCTGGGATATAGCCACGATATCTCAGACTCGAGCCAATTATCTCTCCATATTGCGCAAGATATTTACTCTCCATCAGGCAGTAATAAAAGACACAACACAGCTGTAACTGGAGACAGAGCTTTTAGTGCATACACTCACACTGGTATTGAATGGAACTCCCTTGCGAATGACTGGATTCGCTATCGATTAGGTACTGACATAGGTGTTGTTGGCCCCGACGCAGGCGGTCAGAAAGTACAAAATAAAGCTCATGAGATTATTGGGGCAGAAAAATATCATGCATGGGATGATCAAATAGAGAATCGCTACGGTTATACTGTAAAAGGGATGCTATCCATGACACCAAGTATGGATATTTTAGGTGCTAATGTTGGATTATACCCTGAAGTTTCTGCTGTTACTGGAAACTTATTTCAATATGTAGCATATGGCGCAACCATTGCCATTGGTAATGATAAAACCTTCAATTCGGATAATGGCTTTGGTCTGCTGGCTCCCCGTGGTTTAATGCATATGTCCGATACAAGCGGATTCAAATACAAGATTTTTGCAGGTATGGAAAGACGAGATGTCAATCGCAACTATACTCTCGAAGGAAAAACAATACAGACGAAACAAACAACAGTATCGCTAAACAAAACTGTTGATGAATATCAAGTTGGCGCAACAATTGGGTATGCACCTGTAGCCTTCACACTAGCATTTAATAAAGTAACATCAGAATTCAAGACAGGGGATGACTATTCATTTATAAATGGAGCAATCACCTTCTTTTTTTAACTGAATTGAATTCAATCAAAATAACATAAGTCCAACAAAAACATAAAGTGCGAAATGAATGCCAGCTCCATTTATTTCGCACTATAAAAGATTAAAAGTTGCAATAAAATAATAAAATGACTCAGTTACGAAAACCAATAAACTGTGGCCAGTAGTGAGTCGCTCATCATCGGGCTTTTTGGCGAATGAAATTTAGCTACGCTTTCGAGTCTCATCGTCTTCCCCTCTTGCCCTGTTTGACCATCAGGACGCCGTTAACTATTACATGACGCTCGCCTTTGCTGTCTCGGTTGTACTTGAGCACTGTTCCTCTTGCGCAGGAAAGCATCCTCGCCACTTCGGTCTGATTGCCTCGTGTCTGGATAAGAAGCTCTGGTATCGTTTGAATTGTGGCGTTCATGCGTTCTCCAGTTCGGTGATTTTTATTCCAAGCCGTCCGCCTGGTACTTTCACACCACGAATTACGCGAATGTCATCGAATTGCTCGTCGTCTTCCGCAAATCCGGCATGGATAAGGGAGTCGAGTAAACCCTTCAGGATGTTATCTAGGTCGCGGCGGCGGGAGTCTGGAACGTCTGCGATTACTTTGATGCGGAGTCGTGATTTGGTGAAAATATCTAACTTGAGTTGGTGGATGATTTGCTGAACGTCTTTTCGGTATTTCTGGCCTTTATCGCTGATGTAGTATTGGCTTCCCCGTCTTCGCCAGTAGGTATTCACCGACGGCGGGTATGGAAGCACAAACTGATATTCGTTCATGACTTAATCTTCCCCTCCTTCAGCAGTATCGCCTGCGTCCTGATCACGCCTTCGAGGTGGTAAAGTCTGGCGTCTTTGTTGTCGAGGTTATGGGTGCGTCGGTCGATTTCATCGTGACACGCGCTACAAGCCCATGCGCCGATCAGGTCGTCAGGCTTCATTCCCGTTCCGCAAATTCCAGCCATCCGGTAATGTGCCAGAACTGTAGTTTCAGGATTGCCATTGCATATGCCGTAAATACGTACCTGGCATTCTCTGCCGCGAGATTCTTTGCGTAGGTTAGCCATTAAGCAGCCTCCCCTGTTACTTTCAGCATTCCGTTATCGAGCAGCTTTCTGGTCAGCCACTGTTGACCACGCCCGGTGATTTTTGTGGTGAACGATATCTGTATTCCGTGATTTGTGTTGACCGCTGTTTCTTTCACTGTGAAATAGCCGCGATCCATATATTCCTGCATTGGCACATTGCGCCGGGAACCTGAAGCAATAAGGATTTTGTGATCGCGCATCCACGCAAACAGTTTGTTTGGACCAATACCAACAACCTTTGCAAAGTTTCCAATCAAAATTCCGCTGGCCTCGCCAACGCGATCGGCAAACTCAACTTTAGGTGCGGCAATTGCGAGCTGGTTTTCCAGTTGCATTTTCTGCTCAGCAAGATCAGCAGCAAGGCGCAACGCTTCCGGTAACGTTTTGGGGATATTAACCGCAGTTTCTTCAAGCTCTCGCCAACGGTCAACAAGACGAGCGGTGAACTCTGGCGACAACTGGGCAACAACGACAATACTGTCTCGCTTACCTTGTTCGCCCTCGAAGACGTAATGCTCGTACTGAACATTGAACCCTAAGTTATTGATTCTTTCGGAAACCTCAATTTGAGGAAGCCGGATAACACCATTTTTAGCCAGCGTTTCGATGGTACGTTTCACATTGTCATGACGCTTACCCACCAACTCAGCTATTTCAATGCTTGTCATTTTGATGGCATTGCCATTTATTAACTCATTCATCGTCTTCTTCCTCGTACATTGAGCTATTCGGATCGCTCATCAGTTCTGCGCAGCAGTACTCACACACGTGAACTTCCAGCACATGCAGCTTCTGACCGCAGTTAGCGCACGTTAAAGCTCGCTCGACGCTTTCTTTCTGGTATTGAAGGGATTGGGATGGGCTAAGCATGGCTTTCACCATTAAAAAGTCGCTTGTAAGCATCAATGTCTCGTTTTGCTTCACCGAGCTTTCGTCTTAATTCCATGTTTTCTGATTCAAGCTTTTCCATGTCTTGTTGGTATCGATCGCGGTGTTCTTTCCATGCTTTTTGATACGCCTTCATGTATGTCATATTGGCCTTTCTCTTTGCCTGACGAACTGCGTGGTGGTTTTTCACAAACCAGTCAGGGTCGTTAAATGCTGCTCTGGCGCATGTATACCAATAATTTGTTGCCTCCCTGTTTAGCCAATAAATACTGATAAATGGCAACCGGATAGACACCATTTTTCGTTGTGACTCTTTCTCACCAAACATGTGGCCTTTTTTGATGCTAAGTCCAAATCCAGGTTGAATTAAAAGCATTGTCATTTCCTCGCACGATGTCTTAGCCACCGGATATCCCACAGGTGAGCCGTGTAGTTGAAGGTTTTTACGTCAGATTCTTTTGGGATTGGCTTGCGTTTATTTCTGGAGCGTTTCGTTGGAAGGTATTTGCAGTTTTCACAGATTATGTCGGTGATACTTCGTCGCTGTCGTCTCATTCGTACCTCCTGTCGGTAAATCTGACGCCCTGACCAATAGCCCATGCTGTCGTGTACTCAATCAGACTTGCCATACGCTTCACACTCATCTGCGCGCTACTTTCGCGAATGTTGACGTATTCGCCTTCAAGGCCGGGCAAAACATCAGCTTCCTGCTTTGTTGCCACTGCATGACCGCTAATCAACAAAACCTTCCATTGTTCTGGTTTTAACCACTTATCGCACCATTGAACCTGACGTGCGATATCCGCCAGCATCGCGTGAAATTTTGCGTTCTGGTCAAGGTTGCGCTTGTAGTCAGTAATGCGGATGGTGACTGGCTTGTCTTTATCGAGTGGTGTTGCGAGGATGGCGTTGATTGCGGCTTGCTGTTGTTGCTTAGTTCGGAGGAATATTGTTTGCTTCATCGAAATTCTTCTCTTTAATTCCAGCGGCTCTGATAGCTTTCATTACTGCAATTACCGTTTTGTCACGCCCATCCTCATAACCCATCGCATAAGCACCTTCTTCACCATCTTTCCAAAAGTCGTCATTCGATTCTGGCCAGTCGATATCCAGTTCAATAGCTGCTCGCGATGCCTGCCATAAAGTCCACCACTCATTTAAGGAGTGACGAATATCCATGCTTGAAAATGCGAAGTACCTATCACCATTTCTTGCCTCGGTTATCATCTCGAATGGTAATCTCAATTTTTTGGCAACGTATTCCTCAAACTGCTTTCTTGATTCGTCCATATCACTCTCCATCGATGATTTTTTGGGTTACCAATAATATTTGATAGTCGCCATAATTATCGGTAGCAACGCGCAGACAACTGAAAACCGTAAAACAAAACCTACTCCCAATATGCGATATCCATTATTCCAGAGAACAAAACTCATCATCAGAAGGAATCCATGAAAAATCGCGACAAGAAATAAACTACAAATAAATGCATTTACCATCGGTACTTACCCCTCGCTCTTAATCCAATAAAAAAGGGTTTGCTTCACTGAACACTCCTTTATTTTTTATGCCTGTAACCCCATTCTTCCAGCAACCTTGCGGCGTACCACCCAAGAAACAAAGGAAAGAACATTACAATGAGATATTCCCCGCCACGGTCAATGTTCGAAATTGACCAGATTACGATGTAACCAGTGCAGGACAGGAATATTACAAACCCCAAAAAGCTACTTCTTCGACTCATGCTCACTCCTTCACTTTAAATCCAGACTCCGGATTATTCTGTTGCGCTGAAACTCATTGTTGAGTTTGAACAACCGTCGAAGGACACGGTCACGCGGATAGCGTCGTGCAGCAGGTGAATGCTCATACAACTCATCAATCGGCAAACTGGACGATGAACGATACCGATACCAACGCACCAACTCTTCACGAAAATTAGCCCTGACAAGCTCAGCTATCGTACTCATTTCTTAAAGCCTCCAATTCCCTCTCCCCCAAATAAAAAGGCCTGCGATTACCAGCAGGCCTGTTATTAGCTCAGTGATGTAGATGGTCATACGTCAGCCCCTTGTGCATATCGTCTGCCACGCGAAGCAGGTGCATTTGATGCTGTGCAAATCTGTCTGGCTTCATCCTGGTCACATGCAACAAAGTGTCCGTTACAGAACCGCTGGTAAACCGTACCAAGTGGGCCAAACCGGTTTTTCGTCACAATGATTTCAGCAAATGGTGCGGCGCTACTGTTCTCGTCATATACCGCTTCCCGATAGAGCATGATGATTGAGTCTGCGTCCTGCTCAATGCTTCCTGAATCACGCAAATCTGCGTTTGTCGGGCGTTTGTTTGGTCGCTTCTCAACATCGCGCGAAAGCTGACTTAGGGAGATAACAGGCGTTTTCAGGTCTTTCGCCATCGCCTTCAGGCTTCCTGAGATGTGAGCAATTGCGAGGTCGTTGCGGTCTGCTTTCGGCTTCTCAATCAGGCCAAGATAATCCGCCATGATGAGTGACAGGTTTGGATTTTCCTGTTTGTTCCGCTCTGCGATTGAGCGAATTTCTTCTACCGATAACCGCGAGGCATCGACTACCCATACATCCAAATCTGCAAGCTGACTCATGCCGTTAGCAACACGCGCCCAGCCTTCGTCATCCATCGATGCAGGATTTCGCAGTACGCTAACCGACATCCTCCCGGCGTTGGCAATGCTCCGCTCTGCAATCTGCAATGCGCTCATTTCCATCGAGAAAATCAACACTCCGCGCCGGACGTCAGAACCAGGAATAACGCGGCTTGCAACACCTTCGGCAATCTTCAGCGCCAGTTCGGTTTTCCCCATACCAGGACGAGCGGCGATAATCACCAGGTCTTCCGCGTTCATCCCTCCGGTGATGGCGTCAAGTTCTTCGATTCCGGTCTTCAGGGTATCTGACTCTTCTCCGTTCCTCAGACGCCTGTCAAGCGTGTCAGTGTAGTCAGTGATGATTTCCCCTAACCGTACAGGTTTAACCTCGTCACGGGGCTTTCTGATGGCTGAGAGACGCTTTACAAGCTCGTCCATCGCCTGACTCGATGTATCGATGGTTCCGCTCTGAATTGGTTCACGCATTTCGTCCATGATTTCCAGCACCAGACGGCGGTGATAGTTATCCGCGACCATTCCGGCATATCCCTTCAGGTTTGCGGCACTCGGGCAGTTTTTGCTGGTCATCAGGATTGACGTGAAATGCTCCTCTCCGCACGCCTCGGCAACCATCAGCGCGTCGATTAGGTTTCTGTTTCTCGCCTGCTTACGGATAACTTCGAAGGCTTTCCGGTAGAGCGGAATTGAAAACGCTTCCGGCTCCAGCGTTGCCAGAACGTCGCTGGCGGTTGGTGTTAATCCACCAATCAGCAAGCCACCGATAACGCTCGCTTCGATATCCTGTCTCATGCAATCCCCCTGTCTGCAAACTTCCCTTCCCGAACTCCCGTTAACGAGTCTTCCCTCAGCAGGTAATCAAAATCTGCCGTCCAGCCCGTGTCGTTGTCTCCGAAGTAAAACGGCTTGGCCTGATGCACAAACGCCCTGACATACGCTCTGAAACCGTCCACGTTTGGCGTTTTCAGTTGCGGGATGATTTTCTTCAGGCGGCGTTTTCGTTTCTCGTTGACCGCAACAGCGTGTGGAAGTCTGTCACCGACTTCGGTGTTGTAGGCGTTCAGGAAGGATTCGTAGTCGATTCGTTCTGCCTTGCGACGTTCAGGTTTAACCTGCCCATCGCCGCCCCCGTTAGGGGGTAAGGGGGTATTTGTATTTATTGTCTTTTGTATATTGTCTTTTGTGTTTAGCTGACTTGGCTTATACCCATTAGCCGACTCGGCTAATGTTTTATTAGCTGTTTTAGCTAATGTTAAGCTGTCCTGGCTAATCCACTGAGAAACCACCTTGTTCACTCCGATTTTCACGCCATCAGCAATGAGGAATTTACGCTCAATAAGCTGGCGCTTGGCAGCGCAAACATGAGTGTGATGAATACCTGTCATGGCTGCTATCTGCGTGTTTGTGAGTCGATCCATCGGCTTATTGAATCCGTATGTCTTGCGCATGATAGCGAGCATCACCTTCATCTGCCGGACGGTTAAATCAGCCATCAGCAGACTGTCGATAATCTCGTTAGCAACGCGCATGAAACCATCTTCGGTATCTGCCACGCGATGCTCCACGACCTCCAGTTGAGGCCTGTAATCAGCTAACTTAACGACGCCCATGTTTCACTCCTGCTTTGGCTAGTCTGTAAACACCAACAAGGCGCTCTGCGAACGCCCTGTTATTTGCTGCGGCTACCACTAATCCCTCAGGTGAATCAGGGTGTCGAATCTCTTCTTTTTCCTGGTATTTCTTACGACGTTTTGTCATAATTACTCCTGTGGATTGATACAGTCTTTCTACAATCAGGCCTCAAAACTGTTGCCGCAGTCTTGAGGCTTTTCTTTTGTCAGCACCATGGCTACTTTCTTTGCCAGCTCCGCTAATTCCTCGTCTTCAACACCCCACTCCAGCACAGCCAGAAGCATGGCCATCTTTGGGATAAAGCTGTCTTTCCATCGCGAAATTTGCGATTCATTGATCCCTAATGCATCAGCAACCTTTCGCTGACCACGTACAGCAATTCGATTCAGGATGTTGCTTGTAATTGCATTCGCTTTCTTGCGAGTACTTGTAAGTTCCATATGTAAGTATTTCCTTAACAAATAAGAAGTTATGCGCATCAACTTATGCGCGTTGTATTCCCGCATTTCGGCGGGAATGAGGACCATGACTGTTAAAGAGCGGTGTTACTTATGCTGCCTGATTCGGTTTTGGAAACAGGTGTGGCAAATCGGGGCGAATTTCGTAAGCCTTGATCTGCCCTCCAGTGGCGTTAACGATGGCGGTAACTTTCTCTGGAGAGACCAACCCGCCTTTCAGCCATTTGTGTACTGCTGGCTGCGTTACACCACACTTGTCGGCAAGGCGCTTTTGGCTACCGACAATTTTCAAGGCTCGTTGAATTACTAAATTCATGAGCATACCTCTTGTGGTCATTACTTATAACCAAAGATAACTCAAGTTATAAAAAATAGCAATAACCTTTGTTATTTTACTTTGGATAACCGTAGTTATAGATTTGTGGGTATGAAAACATTCGCAGAAAGACTAAATGCAGCCATGAGCTCAGCAGGGGTATCACAATCACAGCTTGCTGACATGGTTGGAATATCTCAGCCAGCCATACAGAAGATGTCGTCCGGTAAAACAAACGGATCTCGCAAGATGGTTGAATTAGCCAATGCTTTAAAAGTGCGCCCTGAATGGCTTAGTTCTGGTATTGGTGAAATGAGGGATGGTGCACATGAAGAACCATCCAATGTCCGTGATTCATCTTTAAAAGCTGTGGTATGGGAAGACATTAAAAGAAACGATGACGAGTTTGTTGCGTTGCCTCTTCTTAACGTTTCGCTTTCAGCTGGAAGCGGTAGCTGCGAGCTAGAGGAATCATCGGAGTTCTCTTTGGTTTTCAGAAAGCACTATCTGAAAAAGATGGGAGTATCTGAAAGATCAGCCAAGCTAGTTAGGGTTGTAGGGCAAAGCATGGAACCAACGCTTCACGATGGCGATGTTGTTGGTGTTAACACGCAAGATACCACAATCAGAGATGGTAAAACCTACGCTATTTGCCAGTCTGATTTGTTACGAGTAAAAACATTAATCGCCACCCCTACATCGGTGATAATCAGATCAATAAATCGCGAAGAGTACCCGGATGAAGTAATGGATAGAGATGAATTTCATGAAACCGTAAGGATTATTGGCAGAGTATTCTGGTCGTCTCATAGTTGGTAACCGATAATCAGAAGAAGACTTACGGAAGTGCGGAGGGATAATGGAATTTCTGATAGTTTTTGTTGTTGTTTTGGTCATCATTCTTTTTGTTTTGCTAAGCATTAGTAAAAAGCTATCTCAAATGATTGAACATAGCTCTAATCGTGCAAAAGAAGAAGAGCATATAATTGATATAAAAGAGATTCTCTCTGATATAAAAATCACATTAGATGAAATAAAATACACAACAGATCTAATTGAACAGTATAAAATACCAACCCCAAACGAGAGAAAAGCAATAGATCAATATCGTATTGACTTAGAAATCGACGAAATGCTAAGCAAAAGAAAAGACTAAAAACACCCGGCCTCAGCGCCGGGTTTTCTTTTCCTGCCGTTCACCACCCAATCAACCATCCTCATCATAGACAAGCATCAAGCCAAAGGTAACACCTTCACCCCGCACGCAAGCCCTCAAACACCAATCAATCAGCAACATTTACAAAAATAAAATACCTTTGTTATCCATCACTTATAACCTATTTACCATAAAATATAAATTAGGTTATTGACCACACCTATAACCTAAGTTATCTTTAAGCCATCAGCAGGACGCTGGAAGCCAAACGGAACAGATTGGCAGGCTCTTTAACATTGATGGGATTGTCCCGCCGAAATGCGGGAACCAAAGAGTAGTTGGCTTTGGGGTGACGTGAAGTGCAGCTGCAAGACGGCAACCGGAAGATAAGCACGCGGCGCGTCACCGCCAAAGTCAATCATCGGAGGTCAACATGACAGTAGTCATTACATATCTGGCTGACGATAACGCCAGAAATCGCCGCAGAGCACGCAGACAGGCTCAACGTGAACAGGCAATGCAAGAACAGCGATTGGCACGAAAAATTGCGCTAAAGCTCTCTGGTTGCGTCAGAGCAGATAAAGCAGCATCACTCGGAAGCCTTCGCTGCAAGAAGGCAGATGAATGCAGTGGAAGTATTTGCCTGCCAAACGTAGCCATTTACGCGGCAGGCTACCGGAAATCAAAACAACTGACGGCGAGGTAATTATGGGTCAGGAAGAAAAATATGAGCTTAAAAAGCTCATTGGAGAAGACGCCATAGAAGAAATTGCAGCATTAACAACAGCTATAAAGAATATTAGGTATGCGCTAAATACGCTTATCTCCTCATGCGACAAAAATAGCAGGGAATTTTTGATACTTGGCGCAGCTCTAGGAATAGTTGATGCGGCAACGCTTCACCTAATTACTCATGACGATATTCTTATTGAGCCGTATGAAACATTACTGCTTGTCAGGCAAAAAATGGCTGATGCCGCAGCAAATGGAGACCTTCAACTTTACATCGACTTAAGGAAAGTATTAAGGCGAATGGTCAAAACTGAAGGAGATATCCCCCTGACAAAGTAAGGGGGTGAAGAGGCCATTTCAGGAATAAAATTAATAATTTGTCAGCGGCGGTACATATACAGGCTTAGGGTCTGGCGCTCTATACATCCGGTATTCATTCTTACAGCGAGGACATGAATGCACAAAGAACCCATTAGATTTTATAGTAACCGTGCTTGGTTGAAGTATCGATATTTTATGTTCGCCGAAGCAATGTGCACAAAGGTTATGCTGCTGAATAGAAGGATCGGAATGACTCTTAGGTCGATACACGACAGAACCACCTTCAGTTGTATGAAGTTCATAATTCTCAGCTTGCACAACAAACATCTTGATTTTTCTATTTTCATCTCGAAGCTTCATTGCGATCTCCTTCTCGGCCTGATAAAGGCCAGAGAGCTCCGCATTAAGCATCTGTAAGTCAGTTATTCTTTGGTGTAGATCACCAATAGCTTTAGCGATAACAGCATCGTCTCTGGTTTCTTTTATTGTCTTCAGCAGATCATAAGCCTGTTTCGCGGCAGTTATACCAGATAACACATCCATATAAATTACTCTCTTACTGTAGGGGTAAGAGGATTTTACTATTTTTCTCGCTGTAGGGGTACACGAGAACCACCGAGCCTGATGTGGTTAAAAGACAGGCACAATCTTTACTACCGCAAGCCACGCAGTGAAATGGGTGTGACTTGTGTTGGTCGCCAGAAAATGAAATTAGACAGCAAACCACTTATTTGAGGTGAGATATGACAAAATCATGGAGCGTACCTTTTCCTGAATCAGAAACTGAACATGATGGAATGCCTGTTTTCTGGAGATTCCAGGCGACAGTTGAAGAAGATGGAATCAAAATATTCGCACTTCAATATATAGCTTTTCATCAGACAGAGCATTATGCATGGTTGGTTCCTGCGCATTGGATTGTTAATTTTAAACCAGCACCAAATCAGTGGTTACAGGAATGGAAACAAAAGAGAAATAGATATGCAATTAAGAAAGTAGCAAAAAATGCAGAAAGATCTTTTGCATTCCCAACGAAGAAACTTGCTATTGAAAGTTTATTGCGCCGGAAGAAATACCATTTAATGAGAATAAAACAAGATTTGGCTGTTGTATCAACTCTTGTTGATGGGATGAAAAATATTGATACATCAACACCAGATATTGAATATAACTTTGGACACAACCAAGAAACAGAAAATTGGGTATTTTATTAGTACGAATAAGCACTGTGTATTCATTCCAACGAGTGAATACACGGAGCAATGTCGCTCGTAACTAAACAGGAGCCGACTTGTTCTGATTATTGGAAATCTTCTTTGCCCTCCAATGTGAGGGCGATTTTTTTGACGGAGGAAATATGAAATTACGTGTCTGGCATATCCCGCAAGTACCTATGAAACCGTTCATTGCAGAAGTGGCAAGTGTTGAAGAGGGTGTTCGCCTGATGGGCGCACTGGCTGATTATGACGCCTTTCAGTATGACAACAACATCAAGCCTGATTACTGCAATGCTAACGGCCTTGAGATGTGGGATGAGAGCCTTACCGATGAAGATTTATCAGAGGTGGGGCTTACTGATCGCTGGGTGGATTGGTACAGCGAATGCCAATGTTACGACGACCCACGTAAATATCTCGAAAGCCTGAAAGAAGAAACATCAGCCGCCTAAGCGCGGCTTTACCGCATACCAATAACGCTTCACTCGAGGCGTTTTCGTTATGCAATCAAATATAAGGAGTTACCCATGATGCACTTTCAGCTCGCGGGTAGCGGCGTCATGTCCGCTTTCTACCCGCACGAATCTGAATTATCACGCCGAGTTAAACAATTAATTAGAGCAGCAAAGAAACAACTGGAGGCGTTATGCGCAATGAAATAGCCATTAATCACCAGATGCTTCGTGCGGCACAAAACAAAGCAGTAATAGCCAGATTTATTGGTGATTCAAAAATGTGGCTTGAAGCAAATAAAGCGATGAAATCAGCTATCAACCTTCCGTGGTATCGCAGGAAATGAGTTTCACAGATAACTGGTCAGACGAAGAATTCATTCGTCAGATGAAAGAATTAATCGGTAACGAAGGAGATATTCATGTCACTTGCAACCACAGTGAAGGAGAGCAAGTTACAGAGACGCATGTACACGCAGCAGGCGTTAATGTATCGCCAGAAGGGAGATCGTGAAGGTGTTCGCGTATTTTTAAATGCGGCAAAGACTGAAGTATTAAATCAGCGTTATTTCCTTGGGCCATGCCCATTCTGAGAACAAACATATGAGCAAAGACTTTTACGCAAGACTGGCAGCTATTCAGGAGAACTTGAACGCGCCAAAGAATCAGTACAACTCATTCGGTAAATATAAATACAGAAGCTGCGAAGACATTCTTGAAGGCGTTAAGCC